AACCATAAACTAATATAGTTGTTTTCTTAGAAGTAGCAATGTTCATTGCAGATGCAAATCCAGCAGCACCTGAGTTATAAGGAGCTACATCGATAACATCATCAGCAACATCCGTTACTAAACCTTTAATAGTACCACCAGCGTTAGATACAATAACCGTATCATTAACTCTAATACCGTGAGACGAAGGAGTGTAAGTTGCGTTTGCATCAATGTGTCCTTCAATTGTAATTTCACCAACACTATCAACACCACCACCAACGCTTTCAACGTGTCCTGTGTATGATAAATGTAAACGACCTTGCTCAGACCAAACTACTTGGTCAGCCATCATCGCTTCTTCAGCTCCTACTTGTGAAAGAAATCCAGATATAGTCCTAGGACCAAATACCTCTGCTTCTTTCTCCATAAGATCTGGTAAATATTGTTGTGCCCACGTAGTATCAGTTGTACCCGTGAAGTCTAGATAATTTGAAACTAATGTTTGTTGCTTCGCAGCTGGAACACTATTCAAATTACCTCCTGCAGTAATTGCCATAATTTATTTTTTTAAATTGTTATTTGTTTTTGTTTTTAATTTTAAACTTAAAGTCTTCGGTGTTATTTCCTAAAGCTCTTACTTTTATTCCACTTGCATCAAATGCGTTATCATTTAACTGTTGACGCGGGTTCATGTCAATGTTTTTAGAGTTAGTCACACTATCTCTAAGCGCATCAGCTTTACCTTGTTCGTAGAAATGTTTAGCAATTGCATCAGAATTCATAGCTGTATATATGGATTTATGATAACCCTCAGCATCTTCCATCGCGTTATTATCGTTAAGAAACTTTCCTACGAAATTGTTGATGTCGCTTTGTGTTTTTTTAATCCCATCTACGTTTTTGACGTTATATCTATATTTCTTATCTCCGACATTATATTCAAAACCTTTGAAATTATCGTTAAAAACCTTGTTGGTTTTATCTAAAAAAGTAGACTTGTTTTTGTCAATGATTTGCTTATCACTTTCTAACTTCTCGTTATGGTTTTTGAAGAACTCAATAGCTTCTTGTTGCTCAGTTGTTAACTTTGCTCCGCTTTTGATATCTTCAAAGTATTTGGACTTTACACTGTCCAAGTGTTGCCTTGCTTGAGCAACTTGCTCCTTCATGGCTAGTTTTTTTCTTTTTATAGTTCTTTCCTCATCAACATCTTCGTCATAAGAAAATTCATCTTCCATAAGAAAGTTAATTTCCTCTGCGTCTAAGTGAGGTTTTGTATTTTTATAATATTCAAAAAGTAAATCTTGATTATCTAGATCTTTATAATCCGTGTTTAACTTAACGTAATCATTTAGATCTCCACCNGTTTCNTCCATGAAACTNACTAACTTTTGGATGTTCTCTGGTAATGGTTTTCCAGTAACCTCAGCCTCCGCTATAGCTTCTTGAACCTGCTCTTCAACCTCTTCAACTTTTTCTTCAGTAATTTCTTCTAATACTGGAGTTTCAGCTTCCGGTTGTATTTCTTCTTGTTTTTGTGGAGTGTCGGTATTTTCAAGCTCCGTAACCACTCCCTCGTCGTTAGTATTATCTTCTTTAGTTTCATTTCCCTCTGGTTTTGTTGGTTTGTTTAAATCAACCTTAGTTATAGTTTCTTCTTCTATAATAGGTTTCATTTTCATTTTTTCTTTAACCTTAGTAACATTTCCTTTAGTCTCGTTACCATCTGGTTGTTTTTCCTTTTTTGCTTTCACTTTTATTTTACCAGTAGAATCATCTATTGCTGGTATTTCTTTTTCTTTTTTTGCCATAATATAATATAATAATAGTTAATAATTTTTTACATACCTAAACCAAACCCTCCTGTATTATCATCACTTGTAGTCTCAAAGTTTTTAGGTGGTTTTTGGTTGTTTCTTTGATCAATCATCTCGCTTTGTTGAGTTGCTTGAATTTTTGTTCTTTCATCTTTACGATCTTCTTTTTGCTTTTCTTTGTCACCAGTAGAACCAACCTCCATTTGCTTTAACTTCATGTTGTGTTCAAACTCTAATTTCATTAATTGCTTTTTTAGTTCGGTTTCCTGTATTAAGACTTGAGATTTCATTTTAGTTTTAGCTTGCTCAAGTTGTATTTGACTCTGCGATAACGCTTGTTGTTTCTGTGCTTCTGACTGTGCAGCGGCTTGTTGAGCTTGAATATTTGCTTGTGATTGAGCTTGGATATTTTCTTGTTGCATTTGCTGATCCCGTTCTAACTTCTTTTTTCTTCTTATTTTAAGAACTTGATTTGCTAGCTTTATACTTTTGATTTCCCTAAGATCAATAGCATCTTCTAAATCTATAATTTGTTGTTGAAGAGCCATTTGAATATTGTTTTCTAATACTTGTTTTTCTTCTTCGTCGGGTGCTAATTCAATAAATATACCAAAGTCATGTAGGTGGAGTTGACTTATTTCCTCTAGAGTTGCAACGTTATGAACACCTATACCTCTTATAAAAGCGTCTTTTGTTGGTGAGTGTTCTAACACGTCAGATATTCTAAGTGACAAACACTCTGCTAAAGAGGATGTTAAAAACAATCCAGATTGTAGCACGTGTCTAGTGGCTACATTAGAGTTTGCTGCTGCTAGCTTTTGAACGCCAACTAATGAGTACTTGTCAGGATTACTACCATCTCTAGCCTCGTTAAGCCCGGTTACATCTCTTATCATTTGTAGATAGTAATTGTAATTACCAATAAGAGCTTGCATTTTATTACCAGCACCTTGACCTCCATGTATCTCTTGTATTGGGATTTTTCCTGGATTTTGATCTCCATCTCCAGTAAAAGATCTACCAATAACAGACCCAGTTTGGAAATACATGTTTAAGGCTTCTTGTGGATTGTAGTTGGTACCGTTTCCTAAGTCAATTTCAGCTAAACCATCAGCATCTAAATAAACGCCATCAGGTGTCATTCTAGATAATACTTGTTGTATTTTTAAGTGCGTTAATTGAATCATGTCAGCAAAACCAGTAATTCTTTTTACTAATGAATCTATTTTTCCATCATACATTCTAGGGGCTACAATAGAATAATTCATTTTAACTTTAGTATAATCACTCTTAGGTCTCAACATATTCTTAGCCATTTCCCACTTGAGTAATTTGTCTGTGCCAAGCACCATAGCTCCATCGTAAAGACATTCTATAGATCTAGATACTCTTTCGTAACCACCCTCTAAAGTGTTTGGGGGGTTAAACGAATCATCTTTTTGAATAGCTTTTTCAGAACCTGTACTGGTTGTTTTAAACTTATAAACTTCATTCATATAAGTTTTATAATTAAAATACAAAACCTCTACAGTATTGTCATCACGCTCTCTTTCTTTTCTATTAGTAAACGTATAATTATTTTTATTAGACTTTTTACTAATAAGTTCGTTAAGATCTTCTTCTGTTAAATGAGGAAATTGTTTAACCAACTCATTAATAGGAATAGTCTTAACTTCACCAACGTAATATATATCATCAAAATAAGGGGAATCGGTGTGTGAATACACGAGATTTGCTGGATCAACATAATCTATAGTAACACCTTCTGAGGTGTTGAAATTTGATTTAACAGCTCCAATACCAATTGTAGCTAAATCATAATAAAAACGTCTTCTAATTAAATCATATTGATTACCTTCTAATAAAACGTTTAGTGCTTGTTCTTCAGCTAACTCTATACCTTGCTTGTAAGTTAACTGCATGTGTAACTTAAGTTCTTCTTCTGTTTCTGGTAGTTTATCAGGATCGTTACTATATAGGTTGATACCAAAATTATCTAAAACAAAATCGTTGAGTTCCTTACTACGCATATCTTTTAGTATAGACTGCATGTAGTTGGTACGCTTGCTTACTCCGAACGGATCTTGAGAATACACGTTTATATCATAATTTCTCTGAGTCATTCCGTTTACTAAAATATCAACAAACTTGGATATAATTGGAACTGGTTTCCAATCTAAATTAAGGTATGATAAATCACCGTTAATTGATAATTCATCTTTATATTTTTGAACAGACTGCTCTCCTCTAGCGTATAATCTTAAATTATGAAAATTATAAGTATTAGAATGCCATCTATTTGTTCCTTGTTCATTTCCAAACCACTCGCGCTCTATAGCTTGAGCTACTTTTAACCCATACTCATAACTTATTTTTTCAACATCACTTACAACTTGACTGGGAAAATTTTTACTAAATCCGTGCATATTTATTATTCTATTAATTTTGAAAAATTACCATCATTTTCGTACTTAGAAATACTTATGTTTAATTTTTGCCTTTCTATTTTAGCGTTTGGAGCGTATAAATGTCTGTTGTTAGCCATAATGGCTAAACCAGAACTTATCGACGCATCAAACTTTGTTCTTTTATTTATATCAAATCTAGACCAATCGTTTAACAAAGTATTAAAGTATAAATCTCCGAAAGTCCCATCTTGCTGCATACCAACGTGACTTTGTATATACATCTCAATGGCAGCGGCATGAGCTTGTTTAATATCTTCTGAAGAGTTAGGTATTCCACCAACCTCTTTTTCCGCAACAGATAATTTATTCCATATTTTATCAGGTCTATTCATACTAAACCCTCTGTATCCCCTACGTCTTAAATAGTATAAGAGACGAGGTTTATTGTTCTCCGCGAGTATAGGCATCCCGTAAAATACTAAAGCCATTAGAACATCCTCAAAGAACATCTCGGCTGTTGGAGGTCTTGACAAGTACTCTAAAAAGAAACTGTTAGCTGGAGCATCTTCCATTGAAAACTTAGTTAGCCCGTGGAGCGCTCCTTTCGAGCCCCTCCCATCAACCGTTCCACTAATATCATAACTGTCACAACCAAAGGCTCCCATGTGTTCATTTCCAGGATATTTTATACCATTTTTCAATACAACCTTGTTTTGTAATTGTTGAGGTGGAACCCAACTAACTTTGAATCTTCCTTTTGGATCTGGATAAAATATAACTTGTGTGTCTTTTATTCCATTCACCCACTGAAAGTTGCCTTGTGTGATACCTAGTGTTCTAGACATTTCTTCGTTATAATCTATCTGCTCGTATATTTTTACTAAATTAAATATAGAATTTTTGGCTTCATCTCTAAAAGCGTGCTCTGTTGTTTTAGGAAATTGACGGTAAAACTCATTTAGAGCGTCGTGATCACCTTTTAAACCATCAGCTTCGTTTTGCCAATGCTCTATAATTCCATAATCTATTAATTCACCATCTGGTCCGAGGACATCATCACTTGGGTTATCAAATACTGGATATCCGTGTTCATTAATAAATCCTTCGTAGTTCCACTCCATTGGGACAAACAGAGAATATAAACCAGATTTTGTCTGTCCATTACGATTTCGTTTTGTAACGTCTGAAGCGTTATATAATTTTTTAAAGTTGTCCCCACCTTTGTCTAATGCGTTTGAAGTCGAGCCCATCATACATTTACCAACTATCCTACTACCTAATCGTAAACATGTTTTTGTAACCCTCCAGTTATTTAAAATATTATCGGGTCTCTCCCATTTACCACTTTCATCATGCACGAGTAGATTTAATTTTTCCCCATCATAACTATTGTCTCCAGTGTTTTTCCAATCTATTGTTGTGTCTAGTCCTTGTAAATCTTCTAGTTTTTCGTTGCTAGTTATTTTTTTTCTTGTAAACTTACTAGCTGGCACTCTATAAGCTAATTCTGTTTTTGGACGATCCATACCATCTTGAATGGGTTTAAAGAAAAACGGATAATTAATACTTATAGGTACAACTTTATCCGTAAACATTTTTTTTGCATCAGCTCCTGTTTTAGATAATATTCCATATCTACTATCACTTGCAAGCGTTGCTAGATTGACTGTTTCAGCAGAGCTCATAAAAGAAAACCCAGAACGTCTATTTTTAAGATAGCACATTCCATAGCATCTCTTATCTGCTTTACAAGCTTCCCAGAATATATAGAACAATCTATTTGCCTCTCTAAAATCAGGCGCACCAACATCAATTTTACTCCATTGTAAATACATGTAATGCGTTCCTACTATATAAGTTGGTTTACCATTATTCGTAAACCAAAAACCTTCGTCTCTTCTTTTAAACTCCTCATCTATATAATCGTACCATTGTTCTTTTTGATCATCTGGATAATTCCTCCAATCAAATATGTTTTGTAAACGAGATAGTTCTTTCGGTTGCTCTATTTTTTGCCACTTGTTTTTGGGGTGCACGTACACTCTTTTTGGTTCCAACGGCAAGCCAATTCGCAAGTTTTGAATTTCAACCACTTCGCCAATTTTTCCCGTTTTAGAGATAACCACAATATCATGTTCTTTATTGTATCCATATTTCCATTTTTTACCTTTATTAAGACGACTAATAGTCGTTTTTTTAATAGGTTTGATTATTTTAACTAAACTTTGCTCGTACATTATTTAGATCTACTTTCTGCGAATCCCTTAAAAGTTTTTTCCTTTGTCTCTTCAGGTGCCTTTCCCTCGAGCAAGTTCTCTTCTTCTTGAATTCTGTTAAGTATCTCAAATGCGTCAAATATAGCTAGTTTTTTAGTAGCCGCGGCATTCTTAAGTCTATCTGCTGATATGTCATCGTCTGAATCAACGATTGCTTCCTTTGCTACTTTAATCAGCTCTTCAACTGCTTTGTGCCCAGCTTGGATTATATTC